GCTTTGCGCAGGGTGCGGCCATCTCAGGGCCTGCTGACTATCGAGCTAGAAGGCATTGCATGAGCCGTCCAGCCAATTCCCGGCCCCAGGAGCGCCTGGAGCAGATTCCCGGTGTGTGTGCCTTGCTGCCCGTCCGATCGCGCCGCCTGGCGCGATCTATCTCCCCAGTACGTCGCGGAGCGACTAGCTGGAATTGTTGCGGCCCGCGCATCAATCTCTCCCCTTGCCCCCCGCACCCCCCAACGAGGGAAACCGGCCCCAACCGGGGTCAAGACGGACAGGCCGGGGGGGGCGTCATAGCTTTTGCCAATGCTGGGGCTCGGGGAGTGTGCGGAAAACCCGTGGAACAACCAGCCCAACAGGCTGCAAACCCGCATGGCTCTAAGCGTTGGTGCCTCACGGGTTGCGCCAGAAATCCCCGGGTTGTGACATTTTTTCCCCGCATTTGGTCCGTTTTTCCACGGGTCGATTTTTGGGAGTTGCCCGCGACACCTCTCTCTATCTCTCTCTTTCTATTGAGAAAAGAGGAAGAGGAAGAGGGGCGGGCGGGAAAAACGGGCATCCACGGGTTTTTTGGGTGCTTAAAAAAGCATCCACGGGTTTGGTGCCCCATCCACGGGTTTTTCGGGGATGAATTTTTGAGCAAAGCCCAATGCTGGCGCGGGTTTGCGGGCGATCTGGCCCCTTTCCACGTGTCCACGGGTCGAAATGCCTATATGCCGGGGAGGATGGTTCGCAATGGCTGACACAAACGCAGTTGATGAGCTGCTGATTGATGACTGGCTGACATACATGGGGATGGTCCGTGGCTGCTCCCGGCGCACGGTGGATAGCTACCGTGGCGCCCTGGTGCGGCTGCTGACCTACCTGCGCAAGGGGGGCAAGACGTTGGTCCAGGCCGACGCGGTGGATCTGGAGACGTTCTGCGGCCTGTATCTGCACAAGCAGGGCGTGATCGCCCAGAGCCGCAAGCCCTACATCTCGGCCGTGCGGGGGTTCTACAACTGGCTGACGACGAACAAGCGCATTCCGGCCAACACGGCGGCCAGGCTGGAGCACCCGATTACCGGCCGGCCCTTGCCGCGGGCGATGACGTTGACCAATGCCGAGCGGCTGATGTGGGCGCCGGACATGAACACGTTCATCGGGATCCGCGATGCGGCCATGCTGGGCCTGCTGATCGGCTGCGGCCTGCGTGTGGGCGGCCTGACCGCGCTGAACCAGGGCGATCTGCAGGTAATGGAGATTGACCGCGAGCAGCGCATGGCCCTGCGCACCACAGAGAAGGGCGACAAGACCCGCATCCTGCCGATCCCGCGTGAGACGGAGATGCTGATCCGTGTGTACCTGGGGCATGAGGAGCTGGCCCGCATTGATCGCCACATCAAGAATGCCAGGGGTCAGCCAGACCAGGTGCTGTTTGTGTCGGTGCGGTCGACACGCCACAAGGCCCACGAGCACCGGGGCGAAAACCGGCGCCTGACGCGCAAGGCCGTACACGACCTGGTGCAGCGCTACGGCAAACGCCTGGGGATACCGGCATCCGAGCTGCACCCCCATGCCATGCGCCACCTGTTCGGTACCGAGCTGCAGGAAGAGGACACACCCACCCTTGCCATGCAGGAGCTGCTGGGCCACGCCGACCCCAAGAGCACAGCGGTCTATGTCCGCCTGGCCCTGCGCAAGAAGGCCAAGACCATCGACCAGGCTGGCCCCATGGCCAAGATGAACACACCAGTCAGCGAGCTGCTGAAGCGGCTCAACAAGTAGCCCCCCACCTTTACCCCTGCAAGGCAGGCCCAGACACATGCCCGAACGCACCGCACAGTTACCCAAACCCTATTCCCTCACCATGCACCGGAGCTGTCTCCCGAGGGGAAGAGGCGCAAATGCAGGGGGCCGCAAACCCTGTTACAAAGCGGCCAAACTCGTACGCCGTTCACTGCGCCTTGTGACAAAAAGCGCAGTGGATGCATGCACGCTCACTCTGACGCGAGGTGCTCAGCATGGGTGAAAAGCGCAGTGCCAGAGCTGCACACGCGTGGGAGCAGATGGATTTGCTCGGTGGTGCGCCCGGGGTGGGGGCTCGGCAGGGCCAGGGCCAGCCTTTGCCAGGGGGGGGTGGGTACCTGTCCAGTTGCACACCGCCAGAACTTCCCAAAGGAGCCAAAAAAAAATCGGCGACTTTCGCCGGAAAGCCACGAAGCGGCGCCCCGTGGACGGGGCCAGAGGTCAATCCGCGCGAGGCCGCCATGCTGGACGAGCTGGAGGCCATGGGCTTGTCGCGCGTGATGCTGCAGGTGGCCCACGCCGTGGGCTTTGACCAGTTCATGGAGGCCTGGCGCATTCTGGACGGCGCGCACGAGGCGCTGGCCGAGAACGAATCTGGCATCTACGTGCGGCTGCCGCGCATGGCGGCTTACCGGCGCTACCAGCGCAACCGCTTCATCGAGGCGATGGTGGCAATCGGGAAGTCTCACCCCGAGATCAAGGCGGCTGTCAATGGGCAACTGCATGAAGAAGTGAGCGATCGTCACATATGGCGCCTGATGGCTGGGTCCCCGGCTAGAGTCAAAGCATGAAGCGCGCCGTGATCTATGCCCGCGTGAGCTCTGCCAAGCAGACCGACGGGGTTTCGATGGAGTCTCAAATCGAGCAGTGCCACGCGAAGGCACGGGCCCTGGGCGCCGAGGTGGTGGAGGTGTTCCGCGACGATGGCGTGAGCGGGCGCACTGACAAGCGCCCGGGTTTCCAGCAGGCGCTGGCCTACTGCGCCTCGCATCGGGTGGCCTACGTGGTGTGCTGGAGCACTTCGCGGTTTGGCCGCAACCTGGAGGATGCGCTGCGCAACACCAAGCTGCTGATGGAGTGGGGCACGCAGGCCGCATACGTGCACCAGGACATTGACCCGACCACTGACGCCGGCTGGATGCTGTCGGTGATCACCGGGATGATGGACGAGGTGTACTCCCGGAACATCGCCCGGGACACCCTGCGGTCGCAGATCACGGCCTCGCGAGATGGGTTCTTTGTGGGTGGGAGAGTGCCTTATGGCTATCGGGCAGAGCGCGTTGGCAACCGGACGCGGCTGGTGCCGCACGATGACCATGCCGTGGTGGTGCGGCGCATGTTCCACCTGGCGGCGCACGAGGGAATGGGTTCCCAGGCGGTGGCGCTGCGGTTGAACGCGGAGGGATGTATCCGCGATGGCAAGCCCTGGGGCAAAACCTCGGTGGCGAGCATCCTCAAGAACCCCAGTTATATGGGGCTACGGATGTTCAACAAGGTGCACAACAAGACCCGGCAGGCCAAGGACGCCGCCGAGGTGGTGCAGGTGGCCAGCCACCCGGCGCTGGTAGAGAAGGAAGTTTTTGAAAAGGTGCAGACGCTAATGGAGAACCGACAACCGCACGAAGTGGGCGGCGCGCCCAAAAGTTGCTTTGCCTTCACCGGGCTGCTGAAGTGCGGCATCTGCGGGGGCAACCTGCAGATCCGCAACGGCACGGGCCGAGGCAAGGTGTCGTACAGCTATTACGCCTGCCTGGCCCATCGCAAGGGCGACCCGCGGTGCCTGCTGAAAGCGGTGCGTGCTGACGTATTCGACAGCTGGATGGTGGGCGAGCTGCTGGACCGGGTACTGACGGTGCCCGTGGTCGAGCAGGTCATTGCCGAAATTCGAGCCAACAGCGGCAATTGGGCCGAAGAGCGGGCGGCGCGGCGTAAGGCCATGGTGGCGGAGCTGCGCGGCATCGAGCGCAAGAGAGACAACCTATACGAGTTGATGGAGGAGCACGGCAAGGCCACGCCCAATATCGAGGAGGTCACCGGACGCCTGCGCGAACACAAGGAATCCATTCGCCGCATCGAGACTGCCGTGGAAGCGCTGGACGGCCAGGTAGCGCCAGATTACAACCTGGTGGACATTGACCCGGTGTTTGCAGTGGAGACGATCAGGGCGGTGATTCTGGCGTGCCCAGATGCGAAAAAGCTGAGGGCTCTTCTCGGGACTTTCGTCCAAAGCGTCACACTCAGCAATTTGCAGATAACCGTCGTATACCGCGAAGATGCTCTGCTTCGCAGTCCCACACCGACGGTTCATAGTGGGGCTAACTGGCTCCACCCCAAGTTCCCACTACGAACCAAAACCCTGTATATCGAGCGTCCGAAGCACTGGCCGGCGGTTCGCCAGTTGGCT